ACCTGATTCTAGAATAGAATGTCAAGTTACATCTGATAATTTTGAAGGATTTTAGATTACGTTACGCTAATTGGAGGTATCTAGAAGTAGGTATCTCCTTTTTAAATTAAAATGTTATGAAAAAAGAAGATACAATAATATATGATATAGTTTCATGTCCTAATTCTTGGAATTTAGATACCTTATTTGAAGTATACAAAAATGCAAGTATTTTATTCTGGGATAGTGGTAATGGAGGTAATGAACCTAAACTTTTAACTGGTAAAAAACTAGAATTTAGTTTAGATATAGCAATACCAGAGAATAAAAAATTATTGGAAAAATTACAAAAAGAATTAAAAGATGAAAAGTAATGGAAAATATAAAAAGAATATTAGATTTAGATATTGTTGATACAGAGAAAGCTAAATTAATTCAAGATTATTTGAATACTCTTTATCCAACTGTAACAATTAGTACACCTTATATTTATACACCAGTAAATGTAACTCCAAATGCTTGTTTAGGATGTCCTAGTTATGGAAAGAATACAGCATGTTGGTGTACAATACCTTATTTAAATGGACAAGGACCTACTTGGAGTGTAGGAGATAGTACAATAAATAATACAGAAAATGAGCAAAATAAAGATACCAATAAAGAATCTGACAAAAGTTGAATTTGATGAAGCTTATAGAGATATGGCTGCTCAATTTGATGTAAAAGGAAAAGCTTATATGACTAAAGATGCTTTATTAAATATGATGGTACAAATGGGACAATTAACATTAAGTAAAAGTTTAGAACTAAGAGATTAAGTTATGGAAGATAAATTATTAATACTCTATTTAATTGGAGCATTTTTTACAGTAATATTAGTTATTGCTAGTTTTTCAGAAACAATTAAACATTTAAGAAAGAAAAAATAATGGAAGATACATTTATAAAATTTGAATATGAAGTTAAGGTAGATAATACATTATATCCCACTACAGTAGTTTGTAGAGGTAAATCTCGAACTATTGAATATCCAATACTAAGATTTGATAGTACTGAAAAATTAACAAAAGATGAGTGTTATGAAATAATGAAAGGTACTAGAGGTATATTATCTATTACTGGAGATTTTAAAGAGGTTGAAAAGAGTAAATATTATACACCAGAAATTTCAGAATTCCATGTTGGATTTGAATATGAAAGATTGATATCAATGAAAGGTGGTACAGCAGTTCCAAAAGAAGAACATCATGAAATTTGGGAGAAACATATAGCTACTAAACATGAAATAGCTTGGATGTTTACTAATTTTCCTAATGTAGTTAGAACTAAATATCTAGATCAAAAAGATATTGAAAGTTTTGGATTTGAAGGTACAGATGAAACTTTATGTAATGGTAGAGCAACTACACGTCTTTGGAAAGATGATATAACTATATGGTTTGATACTAACTTTGCAAAATTTGCAGAAGGACGTAATATATCAATAAGTGTTGATGATCCTGTAAGATGTAAAGGTTCTGATAATAAATTTAAACAAAAAGTGTTATTTAGAGGGTATGTTAAAAACAAATCAATACTTGAACAAATACTTAAAATGATAGGAGTAGATAATGGATAAATTAAAAACTTATATATGTAAATGTAGAAAAGGATGTGTTGGAGATTTTGCTAAAGAATATTGGACTGAAGAAGATCATAAAGAACATAATGATTTTGTAGCAAAATTACTTTTAGATGGAACATTTGGAGAAGAATTTGATGTTGAAATGAAAATATTACACAATCCTATGTTAGATACTCCATCTAAAAGTAAAACTAGTTCTTATCAATTTACAATAATAGATTTTAGTAAATGATAGAAATAGAATCACCCAAATTTGAATTGAACCAACAGGTATATCATATTACTCCAGGATCTAGTAAGGGAACAGTATTGGATATAGCATACTATCTTAGTATAAAACAATATAAATATTACATAACTTTTGGCATTAATAATGATTGTTGGTGTGTAGAACAAGAATTGGTAATTAAAGATTAAATTTATGAAATATAAATGTAAAAATAAAGAGTGCAAAGATTATAATAAAATTGTAGTAGAACATACAACTATAACTAGATATGTATTAGGAAAAGCCATTGATACAACTGCTCCTTGTCCTAAGTGTAAATCTGTTAGAAAAAAAATAGAAGTAGATAAGGGCATTTGTACAGCAATGCAAAGTGGTAATAATAGTAATTTATGTAATAAATAAAGATATGAGTGAATTTTTAGAAGAATTAGGAGAAAGAATTGCAGATAAAGCATTAGTACTTCCTCCAGATAGAAAACTGGACAGAATAGTTACTTTATATTGTAATAAAGCTTACAAGAATAAAATAGAGAATGAATTCACTAATCAGGATATTAGATATATTAAAGAATCTAATCATTCTGAATTAGGAGAATATTTTACTATATCTGGAATAAAAACCAGATTAGTTATAGATGAACATTATGATGAACCAATCGTAAAAGCAGGATATTATGATTCAGGAGATAACTAAAGAAAGAGTTAAAAATATATATTGTGTATTTCCAAAAATAACTATTAAAACTGAAATAGGAGATAAATTTAAGACTAATAGTATGTTAATTAGGAGTCATGTACGTGTAGCTGATTATCTTATTATGTTAAGTTCAAGACGATCATATAAAGTAGAAGAAGGATTTGATTATAAGAATTTAATGCAGTTTGTAGATAATTTTATGGTATTAGTAAATAGTATAAAAGACAATTTCAAACCTGATAGATTTGAAGGTAACGATGGATTGATAATTTATAAAATAATAGAATAATGGATTGCAAAGTTAAAGTAGAGAATAAATTAGATTTTTTTGTTAAGGTAGTTAATATCTTAGCATTGGGTGTTCCTGTAAAAAATCTAAGACCAAAAGAAAGGTTACTTCTAGCATATCTTCTATTTTACAATGATAAATATAGAAGTTTAGATGTAGAAGAACGTGCTAAATTATTATTTAATAAGAGCACTAGAATTGATATATCTGTAGAAATGAATATAGACCAGCAAACTTTTTATAACTTAAAAAGTGGACTAAAAATAAAAAAAGTATTGAATGATGAGTATTTGTCAAAAAGTTTTGTAAATTTGCAATATCGTAAACAGTTTAACATAAATTTTATATTAAATGGAGATAACTTTGAATAGTGGTATTTATCAAATTACCAATACCATTAACAACAAAATTTATGTTGGTAGTGCTATAAATTTTATTAATAGAGAACGTATTCATTTTTCAAAATTAAAACATAATAAACATGAAAATCAACACTTACAACATTCTTATAATAAATATGGTAAAGATAATTTTGAATTTACTGAGTTAATAAATTATTCTATAGACGAATTAATCATGGCAGAGCAAATCTTTATAAATGTATTCAAACCTGAATATAATATGAGAAAAATTGCCAAAAGTAGTTTAGGAATAAAAAGATCAGAAGAAACAAAAAGAAAATTAAGTAAGTCTAAATTAGGTAATACAAATTGGCTGGGTAAAAAACAATCTAAAGAACATATAGAAAAAAAGACTAAAGCTCGACAAATACCTATTGTACAATTAAATAAAGATGGTACACTTATACGAGAATTTGATAGTGTTACACTGGCAAGTAAAGTCTTGAAAACATATCCAGGTCAATTAACTAGTTGTTGTAAATATGAGGCTGGTTTAAATAAAATAAATAATAAAACAACTAAAGGATTTAGATTTATGTATAAAGATCAATATAAATTAAACGGAAATGTATAAATCAATTCGGACTCTCCATATGTTATATCAAGAATATACTTTCGACAATATTGATGAAATGTTGGATATGAAGGTACAAATGGATGAGTCTTTAGAATTAAATAAAGAACAATTAAAAGATATGTATGTAATTCATGATTATGATATTAAAGATAATGTATATAAAGTTACAGCACAATCGTTTTATAAATATGCGTTAAATTAGTATTTACTAAAATAAATATATGAATAAAAGAAAAGTTTATATGTATAATAAAAGTGGAATTTATTTGAAAGAATTTGATTCCATTACAGATGGTCAAAGATATGTAAAAGCTAAAAATGAGGCTAACATAAGAATAGCAGCAAATAAAGGAGTAATGACAAGTGGGTATTATTGGAGTTACGAAAAATTTGAAAATCTATTAGACCATGATTCAGAAGTAATAAAAGAAAATGTAAAAAATACAAAACAAACTCAGAAGTTCAAAGATTTAAATAGGATAAAAGACAAAGCCTATAGAGAACATGTCAGAGTTGAAAATGCCTTAGAAGAACTATCCAAAAGTTTAATATCAGAACTACAATCCTATGGAGATCAAATACAAACAGTTTGTCATCCAACAATTAAAAAAGATCATATATTATTAGTGCAACTTTCAGATCCTCATTTTAATGAGTTAATTGATCTTCCAAATAATAGATATGATTTTATAGTAGCGAGTCAACGGCTCCATAAATACGCTAATGAAATTAAAATAGAAGCTGAGATAAGAAAATCTAATAAAATAGTATTAGCCCTTACTGGAGATATGCTTAATTCTGATAGAAGAATAGATGAATTATTGTCTATGTCTACAAACAGAGCTAAAGCATCTTTAATAGCTACAAGACTTTTAACCTATTTTATTACAGATTTAAATAGTATGTGTAATGTAGAAATTGCATATATAACTGGTAATGAAAGTAGGATCAAAGAAGAATTTGGATTTAATGATGAAGTAGTTAGTGATAATTATGATGTTCTTATATTCAATATGTTAAAAATGGTATTTAGAGGTAACGAAGGTATTTCTTTTATAGAAGGAGATCCTTGGGAATTAGTTCTTAACATAAATGGTAAACATATATTATTAACTCATGGAATGAGTGTTAGTAATGATACTCAAAAAGGAATTCAACAAATATTAGGTAAATATGCTGGAAAAGGAATCATTATTGATTATGTAATAATAGGTCATATTCATTTTGCTAATGTTACTGATGTATATACTAGATCAGGTTCATTATGTGGAAATAATACTTATTCAGATAGAGCACTTAATTTAATTACCAGAGCATCTCAAGTTATGCATGTAGTAACTTGTACAGGAGATATTCACAATAAAAGAGTTGACTTACAAGGTGTAGAGGGCTTTGAAGGTTATCCAATAGAAGATGATGTAGAAGCTTATAATGCTAAGTCAGCATCTAAAATGCATCGTCAAGAAACAATTATTAAAATAGTAGTATAAACAGTTAAAGGAATCAGAATTTTATGGAACAATTTTTTGTATGGTTGTCAGAACAACCTTATTTAGTAAAAGCGAGTGCATTAATCTTAATATCAATATTACAAAATGCAGCTTTTACAATTACATCTCGAAGTAGAAATAGAGATAATAAAACTTATCATGTTTTTGCTAGTATATTCTCTAATGGTATTTATTTTTTGGTATTTAAGGTAATGATGAGTAATAACTTCGCTATATCATTAATGATACCTTATATTATAGGAACAGTATCAGGATCAGTATGGGGAATGAAATTATCAATGTTAGTAGAGAAAATGTTAGGTGCATCAGCAGATGCTCATTTAAATAAGAAATAATGGCAAATACTTATAAATATGAAGTAACAGAAATACATACAAATAGTATACGTATTAAAAATGCTATATTAAATGATTATGGTAAAAAGAATTGGGAATTAGTTTCTTATGTTAAAAAATGGAAATTGTTTGGACCTAGTATAATAGAAGTAGTATTTAAAAAAACTAATTAATGCATTCAGAAGAAATGAATAGTGGAATATACAAAATAGAAAATACTATTAATAATAAAATTTATATTGGAAGTGCTATTAACTTTAAAAACAGGGAATGGCATCATTTTTCAGAATTAAAATTTAATAAGCATCATTCTATACATTTACAAAGATCATATAATAAATATAATAAGGAAAATTTTGAATTTATTAGATTAATGGATTGTCCTATAGACGAATTACTTATGACAGAACAAATATTTATAAATGCATTTAATCCTGAGTATAATATTTGTAAAATAGCTGCTAGTAGATTAGGACATAAATGTAATAATAGTACAAAAGAAAAAATGAGACAAGCTAATTTGGGTAAAAAGATTCCAGAAAAGACTCTCAATAAAATAAGAAAAGGTGTTGTTCAACTAGATAAGAATAATAATGTTATTAATATTTTTAAAGATAGTAAAATAGCCAGTAATACATTAAATATTAATCGCAGTGATATATGCAGTTGTTGTAGATATGAAGCGGGATCTATTAAAGAAGTTAGGAAAACAGCAGGTGGATATAGATTCATGTTTAAAAAACAATATGAATTAATGATTAAAGAAAGTACATATGAATAGTATGGAAATGAAAGAGGAATTGAAACTCCTCTCTATTAGACGTAATATAACCTTAGAACAAATACGAGAGTTAGTATATCTTGTATTTAAATTTGTTAGAGATAAGATTAAATCAGCTAATAGGAATGAAGAATACTATCCTATAACGAGAGTTATGGGATTAGGTATTTTCTACGTTACTAAAGCTAGACAAAATAAAGTTAAAGAAAAATTGAAAAAATAATGAATTCATTATTAAGTAATTATAGCGAGAAAGCTAATTTTTGGAAATTGTATCCTGTTTATAAAGTTACAAATCCTTTTAAAGATTTATACAAATCTGATAAATCTAAAAATAAGATTAATTCAAGTACTTTATTGTGGGGAATATTATTTCTTATAGATGATTCAATTCATAATCCATTAGCTAATCTACCTTTGGATGAAAAAAAGGATATTATTAAAATGGATTATTTTGAAGATAAAGATATAAATTGGGATGATTATTCAGATCTTATAGATAGTTTTAGAAATAATTTATATACTAAATTCAAAAGAGATTTAATTGAATGGGAAATTAAATTAGAAGAAAGAAGAAAATTCATTAGAGATACACCATATAGTTTAGATAGTGAAATAGAATTACCAGATGGTAAGAAAAAAACTACAAAAGGTACTGCTGCACAACTAGATACTATGGCAGCTAATACTGTTAAAATATATGATTTAATGGAAAAATTAGAAAATAAAGTAATAGCTGAAAAAGAAGGTTTGGGAGAAGTTAAAGGTAACAGAAGAGAATCAGCAAGTGAATCAGGGAAAATATAATATATGGGATTAATAAGAATTAATAATAGAAATAATTTTATACTTGGTGAAATACCTAATTTACATCCAGATTCAAGAGCTTATATATCTTATTGGAAAAATGAGAAAAAGAAAATTATTGAAGGATTTTGGGGAGTAGATGATAAAGACATTATTATAGAAAGTGTAGAAAAATTTAATGTTAATGTACATAAACAATGTACAAAATGGAGATTTATGCCTCCATCATTATATTTTTATATTAATTTTGGGACTATATTGCATAGACCTAAACATTTACCTAAAACATCTCCTAAATTAAAAATTAGACCTACATTAAGAGATATAGATTGGGAGATTTATTATGATGTATTAGAAGCTAGAGGATTTAGTGGATTTGAAGGTGATGAAGAATATACATCTTGTGTAGATATTATTAATCCAGATATTGAGTTAGAAGATTATGACGATACTTGTTTTAATAAAAAAGGAAAATTAAAAGAATATATACCTGCATATAAATATTTACGTAAATTACATCCAAAACAATTAGGACTCCCTATATATAGGAATGGAGCACAAAACTACATGATACTAGCTACCAGAGAGTTGGGTAAATCATATAGTATTGCTGGAGTTATAGTACACGAATTATTAATGGATGGACTAAAAACTTATGAATTAGGGCAAAAAATACCCGTATCTAAACAATTTGTAGGTTCTGGTATATCTGGTAAGTCTCATGATTTAATGAAAAAGATTAAGATTATGGTTGAGAATTTACCTGGAACTTGGAAACCTGGCACAGAAGATACTATACCTAGTCCTTTATTTAAACAAATGAAAGGTAGTATAAAACCTAATAATAAATGGATTCATGAATATTTAAAGAGAAGTGGAGCTGGTTGGGAAACTGTAGGAAGTTTAAGTGAAATTACTCATGGAGTATGGACTACAGAAAATCCTGAAGCTGCTGCTGGAGAAAGATATACTTTTGTAGTATGTGAAGAAGTAGGATTAACTCCTGGAATTTTTACCATACACGGATCTAATTCAGCCGCACAAATGCAAGGTACAATTCAGATGGGAACTGCTATATATATTGGTACTGGTGGTAATGTAGAAAAAATATTAGAGTCTGAAATGTTATTTACAGATCCTAGTACCTATAATATGTTACAATTTGAAGATACTTATGAAGGATCTGGTAAAATAGGTAGATTCTTTTCTGTAATATATAAAGATGAAGAATTTAAAGATGAAAATGGTAATACTAATGAAACAAAAGCTACAGAATTTTATCTAAAAAAGAGAAAGAGACTAGAAGAATCTAATAATAGAAGAGCTTTAGATATGGAAATGTTAAATTATCCAATGAAACCTTCTGAAATGTTCTTGAATAAAACTAGTAATAAATTTCCTATTGCGGATATAAAGATTAGAATTAGAGATTTAATAAGTAATAATAATGAGGAACTTAAAAGAACTTACATAGGATTTTATGGTATAAATCAAGATGGAACTGTTAAATTTGAAGAAGATAAATCTGCTAGACCTATTCATGAATTCCCATTAAATAAAGATAATGCCAGTTTAATAGGAGCTGTAGAAATGTTTGAGCCTCCTGTTAAAAATAATGCTGGAAATGTTCCTGCTGGTATATATGCTAGTAGTTTAGACCCAGTAGATGATGATGGAAATGAGAAAGCTAGTCAATCTTTACAATCATTTTATATAATAAACCTTCTTACAGATAGAATAGTTTTAGAATATACAGCAAGAACTAAATTTGCTAAACATTACTATGAACAAGTAAGAAGAATATTAATAGATTATAATACTAGTGTACTTTATGAAAATCAGAAAAAAGGGTTTTATACATATTTTGATCAAAAAAATTGTTTGTACTTATTAGAAGATACGCCCCAAGCACTTAAAGATTCTGAAGCACAAAGAGGTAGCTTTATGGGTAATAAATCTAAAGGTATTTATGCTACAGATAAACTTAATTATTGGGGACAACAAGAACTATTACCTAATTATTTAGAATCTCAAGCATATGGAGCAGAAGATGGAGTTACTAATTTACAAGTATTAAAATCCTTAGGTGCATTAAAAGAAATGGTTTATTATAATGGTAAAATTAATACAGATAGAATATCCTCATTAGGTTTACTTATGATTATCAGAGAATTAAAACTAAAACATAAAGTACAAATTAAACAAAGGGTTAGAAAAATAACAAATGATCCATTTTTTAAAAGACATACTCAAGAAAGTAGTAGACCAACTTGGGATTTTGCAAGTTAATGCTATACAGAAATAAGAAATATTAGATTAAATAACAATAATTAAGTAAATTTGCTAAAAAGAATATATTATGACGATAATATCAATGAATTCTGGAGTACCCCAAATATTTCCATCTCAAAAAAAGACTGATGCTCAAAAGACTAAAAAATTCTTAGAGACATGTGTTGATGCGGGAGTTGAATTAGTTAATTGGGAGTTAAATTCAGGATTTAGAAAGAGTAAATCAGAAATGGCTAGATTATATAATATAGTAAATGGTATTATAGATCCTGGTGATAAGAAACGTATTACAAATCCATTAGATTTACAAGGGTTTAACTTTCCTGGAACAGCACAAACATATCCTTTAATTACTCCTTTATTATCTATTCTTACAGGAGAAGAAAGAAACAGAGTACATTATATTGATGTTAATACAGTCAATCATGATGCTATATCACAAAAACAAGAATATTTAAAACAAGAATTTGATAAATCATTAATAGCTGATATTCAAGATATCAGTACATCTCAAGAAGAGTTAGAAGCCAGAATGGCTAAATTTGGACAATGGTCTAAGTTTACTTATAGAGATATAAGAGAAAGAATGGGATATCAAGTTATTTCATATTTACGTAAATATTTAGATCTGGATTTTAATTTTAGTAGATCCTTTGAAGACTTTTTAATTGTAGGAGAACAAATTCACGTTACAGATATAGTAGCTGGAGAACCTACTGCAAGAAAAGGTAACCCTCTAAATTTTAGTTTTGTAAGATCTAATGAATCTCCATATCCTGAAGAATCTGATATGATTATAGAAGATGGATATTTATCTGTAAATAAAATTATTGATGAATATTATGATGTATTAAAAGAAAAAGATATTAAAAGATTAGAAGAAGGTGCTCAGATGAATAAAAATTTGTCTAGCTCTTTATGGAGTTTTCAAAATATACAACGAGATGTTGACTTAGATGCTTTAATAGATAGTAGTGGTGGATTAGGTTCTTTATTAGGAACTCCTAATGGAGGAGCTACTTTTGGATTATCTGGATCTTTTGATAAATATGGTAGAGCACGTAGAACCAGAGTTTTATGGAAATCAATGAGAAAGATAGGTATATTATCTTATGTTGATGAAAATGGAGAAAAACAAGAAATTATGGTTCCTGAACAATATCAGGAAGATCAACTTAAAGGTGAGGAAGTAAAATGGATGTGGATTTCTGAATGGTGGGAAGGTACTAGACTTGCTGATGATATATATGTAAAAATGCAACCTAGACCTGTACAATTTAGGGAAATGACAAATATTTCTAATTGTAAACCTGGAATTGTAGGAATGGTAAATAATGTTAATTCTTCTAAAGTAACTTCATTTGTATCTTCTCTTAAACCTATACAATATTTATATGATGAATTTGTATATAGAATGCAAACTTCATTTATGACTTCTTATGGTAATATAGCTAGATTAGATGTATCTCAAATTCCTGATGGATGGACTATGGATAAGTGGTTGTATTATGCTACTACTTTTAAATGGGCTGTACAAGATCCAATGAAAGAAGGAGAAGAAGGTGTAGCCAGAGGTAAACTATCTGGTGGTATGAATCAACCAGCAAATACATTTAATCTTGATCAAGGTAATATGATTCAACAAAATATGTTAATGTTACAATACCTTGAAGCTAGAGCCAATGATATAGCAGGTATTACACCTCAACGTAAAGGAGCTACTTCTAATAGAGAAACTGTTGGAGGTATTGAAAGAGCTGTAGTACAAAGTTCTCATAGGACAGAAAAATGGTTTT